AAGGATTATTGCCGAGAAGTGATTTCATAATATTTAAATTATGAAGTGAAGCTTTCTCAATAGTACTATCATCAGTATGTACTGGTTCAAATTCTGCTACTGGAGTTAAAATTCCAGTTTTACCCATGGTATATTCAATATTGAATAATCTAGTTTCATATTCTTCATCATAAAACTTAAATGCTAATCCACCTTTTGGATGATGGCCGGTTTCTCCAAGAGAAGAATAATAATTACAATCATTATACTTAAACACTAATCCATCATATGGATATTGAAAATCTTCTCCTGTGGCCCAATCAGTAATAAGTCTTGAAATATGATCAAATTTACCCTCTGAAACTTCCATATCAGGAAACCAATGTAAATGTGGAACAAAAGTAAAACCTAAACTATCGATTTTATATAATTTTTCAGTTAATGTTTTACAATCTTCAAATCCTTGAATAACATCCCAAACTATGAATGTTAAATGTCGATTAGCGCATTCTCCATTATTTAATAATCTAATACTACCAGCTGCAAAATTACGTGGATTGGCAAATTTATCACTAAATGGTTCAAAATCTTTATAGGTACAAATAACTTCTCCATCAACCACTAATGTATCTTTAAATGGAATTTCTATTGGGACATATTTAACTGTAATAATATTATGAGTAATATCTTCTCCTACTTCGCCATTGCCACGAGTCTCAGCACTAACCAGTACTCCTTGCTCATATCTAATAGAACAAGTTAATCCATCCATTTTCAGCATAGCAATAACATCTTTATCATTTTTAAAATCCAAAATATCTTGAATAGATTTAGTTTTATTTAATGATAACATTGGATGAGAATGTTTTACTTTTTTTAATTTATTTAATGAAAAATAGTCTACATGACAAGTTGGAGAATTTGCCATACAAATACCAGACTGATTTTCTAATTCTTCCAATTGAAAATATAAATCATCATATTCTTTATCAGAAATTACAGGAGTTCCTTCATCATACATTTTAATATAATAATTTAATTTATCAATTAATTCTCGCATCTAATCAAGTTTGTTCATTTTTATTTATATTCTCCAAATTAATATAAATTGTTTCATCACTATATTGTGGTTGAAATTCATACCACTTCTTATAGCCCTATTCAGGGCTATAAGAACTCATTTCTACTAATTTAAATTCTTTAATTTCCATTATACTTTACTCACATCTAAAATAAAGTTATTTTTTAACATTATATTTCCATAAGCCGTTCTCCCCATTTCTGGGATATCTTTTGCTGACAGACATACAGAATTTTTATTGCCAATTAATAACACCATATCTTCATCACTAATTAATTGACCGCAACTAGCATTGCCATAAATATCATTTGGTTTATAAATAATTATACCTTTGCCGCCACGTTTTTGAGTTGGAATATCATTTAACTTAACTTTTTTACCATAACCTTTACTAGAAAATACAGCTAAATCATCTTCAGTATGACGAATTGGCAAAGCAGCGACTACATAATCATCTTCTCCAAGATTAATACCCTTAACCCCAGCAGTAAGTCTACCAGTAGCACTGATTTCAGCACTATTAAATCTAATTACATAACCATTTTTACTAACAATAAGGAGAGGTTCATCTTTAACCAGTGTAACCACGGCTAATTCATCACCTTCCTTAATATTTATAGCACCAATGCCTTTAGATTTTTTAGTCCCTACATACTCACTTAATGCTGTTTTTTTAACAAGACCATTTTTAGTAACAAATAAAACATATTTAGCATCTGTATCACGATAAATAGAATAAATAGTAGCAACATCTTCACCAGTTTCCATCTCGACCAAAGCCCTCGCCGGAGTTCCTTTTGAAGTATTAGTTCCTTCTGGAATATTATTTACTACTAAACGATACATTTTACCTTTGTTAGAAAAAATCATTAAACTATCAACTGTGTTAGTACGGATAACCGCAGATGTTATATCTTCTTGTGTTTTAACACCTTTTCCGCCTCTACGTTGTGTCTTAAAGGAAGTTGCTGGAATACGTTTTAAGCTGCCACTTTCAGTCATTACAACAACACATTTTTCTGGTGGAATGAGAGCAATTTCTTTTTCTTCCTTACTCTTAGATTCATTAATTTGAGTTAACTCAGTACGACGAGAATCCCCATACTTTTTAACGATATCAGATAATCTTCTTTTTAATTCTCCAATTAAATCATTAAGAATAGCATTAAGTTTCTTAATTGTGTCCTTTAATTCAGCTTGCTCATTTTCAATTTCTATTCTTTCTAACCCAGCTAATTTACCAAGTCTCATATCAGTAATTGCTTTAGCTTGCTCTTCATTAAAGTTATATTTCTCAATTAATTTTTCACGAGCTTTAGCACTACTTTCAGATGCTTTGATTAAAGTAATAATATTATCAATATCTTCTAATGCTTTTAATAGACCATTTACAATATTTAATCTATCTTTCGCTTTCTGGAGATCAAATGTTAATTCTTTACGAATGCATTCTGTATTATGCTCAACATAAATCTTGCAGCAATCTTTAAGATTTAATTCTACAGGAGTTTTGTCTATTAAAGCAACTTGGTTATAAGAAAATGAAGATTGTAAATCAGTTTTTTGGAAAAGTAACATTATAATTTTAGAAATATTAGCATCTTTCGCACATTCAAAAACTAATCTATAACCTTTTTTTCTATTACTTTCATTACGAATATTTGTAATACCTTGAATTTCTCCGCTATCGCATAATTCACCAATAGTTTCAAGTAAGGGCTCTGTAATAACACCATATGGCACTTCTGTAAAAACAATATTATTATCTTCCATATGGTATTTTCCACGAACTTTTACACTACCACGGCCAGTTCTCATAATATTAGGAATATCATCTTTATTAATTATTATTCCACCAGTTGGGAAATCCGGTCCAGGCAACATTGGCTCTTTTCCGTCTATATAATCATTAATAGCTTGTGCTACTTCATTTAAATTATGCGGAGCCCAGTTGCAAGCAATAGCTACTCCAATACCAGTATTTGGATTACAAAGTAAATTTGGGAAAATAGATGGCAAAGTAGCTGGTTCATCTTCTGACTCTGAATAGTTAGGAATAAAATCAACTACCTTTTTCTTCATTCCGCTAAGCATACCATCTTCTGTTATTTTTGCTAATCGTGCTTCTGTGTAACGATAGTGAGCCGGAGGATCGCCATCTCGGCTACCATTATTGCCATGAAAATCTATTAATGGATAACGTAAAGACCATGGCTGAGACATCCTAATTAAAGCTCCATAAATTGAACTGTCCAATTATGTTATCTTATAAGCTTTTTATCTTATAATTCTTATATTTTGTTTCATATAAGTTCAGCATATCTTTTTTATTTGGTTTGCTAATTCCATTTTTCTATCTAAAGCTATATCATTATTTTGATATAAATAAGAAATAATTTTTGGAATAGCATTTTTAGTAGAACGATATTCTATTTTAAAAGTATTATAATGTTCATAAATTTTTAACGGTTTTATATTTAATTGCTCTTGGAATAATTTCTAAACAAATTCTAAACATTCTTTAGATCCAACTAATCCAATCCCATTTAAATTTTCTCTAATAAAGCCATCTCCATCCCATAGTCCTCTGACAAAATCTCTATAATAAATTTTATCTATAGGGGGAATTTTTTCATGACCACTTTTTGCTTGTTCTACATTTAATTTTTTTAAAGCATCATGAATACTTGGAGCATATGTTGAAACATACCATTGCGTATTTCCTGTTATATTATGTTTTTCAGATTTCAACATTGATAAATCACCATTTAAAAATTCTATAAATTTTTCTAAATGAGATTTATCTTTATCTCCTAATTTTATTCTTAACATATTTTTATCATCATTTAAATATCCATCAGCAATAATAAAACCTAACCAATAAGCTTTTTCTGGACTATTAATTTCATCAAAAATATGTCTATTATATTCTATCATAAATTTTCCTCCTTTGTTAGGATGATTTTCCACCCTCACTAAGTATAAAAATTTATAATAATTACTTTAAAAATTTTTGACCAAATAATCGCGGCCTCGTGGAGAGATTATATCTTTTCACTCTCTATGCGTTGCCCCTGACTTGACTTCGCCAAGCCTTCGGTTCGGATTAGCATTTCAGCCTTCCCGCTTAATTCCGCGATTTAACCACGGCAATCATTTACCGTGAGGATGGAAACGACCCATCGTATCTCCAACAATTGCTGCACATTTTACGTGTGGTTTATTATTAGTACAGCCAGTAACATAAGCATCATAAATAATTCTTCTTGCTACTGGTTTTAAACCACTTTTAGCATCAGGAATTGCACGATCTGTATTTACAGCTACCGCATACTCTATAAAATTTACGCCTAATTCTTGTGTTAAATCATTAAATTGAATATCACTTATCATTTATTTATACCTCTATTATTCTGGTGTTCTTTACGTGAAATATATTCTTTTAAACTAATTTCATAATTAGTTTGATGAAATAAATTTGCTTTTTCAGAATCCCAAATTAATGATACTCCACAATGAGGACAATATTTACTACCAAAATCTTCTCCAAAAAGCCAATAAGAACAATTAGGACAAAAATTTTGATAACGCATACTTCCATCATTATCTGGAAGTTTCATAATATTACTCTGCATTGTAAGTGGCCTCTTTACTATGTTCTTTAATATACAATTTACGTGGAACTACAGCTGTACCCATCAAGTCATCAAATAATTTATTAGTAGTTGGAATATCATTTACAGTAACTTGACGAATAATTCTGCCTTCTGGGCTAATTAAAGTTTCTTCAACTTCTTCAGCATCCATTTCGCCCAAACCTTTCATACGATTTACAATGTAATTCCTACCAGCATTTTTCTTACGAAATTCTTCTAAAGCATTATCATTTTTTAAATAATAATATTTTTTAGCCATTGTAACTTTATAAAGTGGCGGGACACCAGCATAAATATAACCGTCTTGAATTAATTGAGGACAGAAATTCCAAATAAAAGTATAAAACAAATTTTTAATATGAGCACCATCAACATCAGCATCACTCATAATAATAATTTTTCCATATCGAATTTTATCT